TCACCCACGATTAACCAACAGCCAGACCAGCAGACACGCCACCACCGGCACAGCAAAATCTATCAGGCTTGCCACATCCCAAACACGCGGATCAAAACCGCCCCACCACGGCATGTTAATCCGCTTGCCATGCCCGAACATTTCAATCCAGCGATATTCTGCCTGGGTGTGTTCACGCGCAATGAAGAACGTACAACCGGCTATCGCCCCGTAAACCCAGTTTCCGGCAAAAAGACCAATCATTACCTGCGCAGCCACAGCACAAAGCGCATGAAGAAAAGGTGTTATATCCATTACTCCTCCTTTATCCGATATCGCTTTGGGAAGTTGATAACAACTTCAATTCTGACTCAAGTTCATCAACTCTTTCAGTCAGTTTCTGGATATGGTGAATCAGTGGAACAACCAGACGTTCGTACATTACACCTTCGGCAACAAGACCATTGCTGGAAATAGCTTCAGGAGCATCATTCTCGTTGGCTGGTCGCCAGTGTACAAACTGAGGGGCAATTTCTCCTACTTCCTCGGCAATTAATCCGTAGAATCCCCAGTCACGCCTGTCATTTTCACATTGCGACCTGTACCATACAGGGCGCATCCTGAAAATGAGATCGGCGTGCTCTGAATCTATCGTCTCTACTGAATGTTTATAGCGAATAGACGATGTTGACCGCAGTACAGACGAAATTGCAGGGTCAGGATTAAGATAAAGGTTTGCCGCCGCTGTAGTCGTGCCCAAATTCCATAAATAAAACGCTTCACGACCAGTCAGCGGGTAAAAATCTCCACCATAATTACCGCTTTCCAGAGCATTCACTTCCAGTTTGTTTTTCAGCTTATTATCAACTTCAGTTTTTGTGTATCTGGTGCTGATATCCTGCTGTGCACTGGCCATATCAGTCTGAAGCGTTGATACTTTTCCGTTAATAGAGGAAATATCTTCCTTTGCTTTACTAACATCTCCCTTTAGCGTGGTGATGTCTCCCGGAATTACTGTCGATGTAGCCATTTTTCTTCCTCACATCCAGCCACGAAGTTGATGCTCAACAGCAACCACGTATTCATCGAATATTGACGGTGTTTTCACATCATTAATGATGCGCACGTTTACAAAATATCCGTCTTCCTTAACACATACCGGTTCGCCATCTTCAGTCAGCTCTCCGGTTTCTTTGTACACGTTACCTATCACATCAATAAGAATATCATCCTGCATCGACTCGTCATTATAATAGCCAATACTTCCCATAAAAGCCGAAAAGTCGGCCCTGTCGGCAAATTTGAGTGTTAAATCTTTCATTTAATACTCTCCCCCATTTGCGCATCAGTTAATTCTTTATGCCATATTCTGAAATTCCTGATGTGTCCAAACAAATGCCTCGTTCCGGCAGTTGTCTGCCCTCCTATTCTTATTGCCGTTGATTTTATAGCACCACCCCATGAAGTACTGACTTTTGATGAAATGTTACCATTCAGCGACGCTGCTAAGCCGCCATCTTTGTCTATTTTAACTCCATATATTCCAGTGTTTACAACTTCATTGTTACCAGTTCCTCTTGACGGGGAACCAACACTAACATATGCCGATCCAGGAAGAACTGTTGATGTCGGCCCTCGGAATGCAAATATAAAAGACTCTTCAGCGAATGATGATGTTGCGTTCAGGTCAAAAATTCTTGGTGCTCCGTTTGGCACAATATCCCAATTCTTATTAACTTCAATAAGAACACTGATAGGTTGTTTATAAATATTGTTTCTTGCGGGAATAGTTACCATATCACTTGCACGGGTCGCCGCCGTCGTTCCTGATATAATAAAAGATGATACACAAGGCCCATTTTCTACTTGTGGGGTGGCCAGATAAATATAGTCACCAGATACGGTTGCCCCGCCCTGCTTAGGAGAATACTGTATCTGAGAACCTATTTTTAACTCCCCATCAATTGCCTGAATTGTTGCCTCTGCAAAAATCCATCCGGTAGCTTCGTCCTTTCTGACTCTCGCTGTAATCCTTGAGGCAGCGCCGCCTGTCATATTAGTTTCAAGCGTTTGTGTATCAATATACGCATCACCAAGAAAAGTTGTTGCGCTACCGTCATATTTATCAAACCGGATACGCAACCTTACCTGCAGTTCTGTTTTAAAACGACATGAGGTTGTCACGTATTTATTATCGCCTGAGACATCAACTGACTTTGTTGCAGCAATTGATGCCATATTAATGGCTGAGGTTTGCCCAATCAGAGAATCGTTACAGACAAACTTTCCATAGGTAAAACCAAAACTATCCGTCCCAGTTTCGGGCACATCCATATTTGACGATCGCCCCCAACTGGCAGGGCTTTCCGAATTGAGCATGTAGTTTGTTCTTTGCCCCTCAATAAGCAGGCCATCACGTTCAAATCGTGGCTCGTCAATGGCAGCCTCTGTCAGCACACCAGATTTGTTAATATAGGTTGCTTTCGATGCACGTTTAAACTTAACAATCTTGTCGCCAGGCATCGTTATTTCATCGTCACCAATAACAATTTTTTTATATGATGGCGAAAAGCCCGTAATCATATCCAGCGAATCGTTAAACGGTATCCACACATCAGGCAGCGGCTGTAAGACATATTCATACGGCTCCGCAGCCTGGCTTGCGTACTCTCTGGCTGCATCTTCGCTTGCTTTAGCTGCCGTCTGGCTTGCTGCCGATGCTTTCGCCGAGTTCGCCGCTGCAGTCTCGCTTGTCTTTGCATTGGTTTCACTGGTTTTTGCTGCTTTTTGACTGTTGGCTGATGCAGTGGCAGAAGCAGCCGCCGCGCTTGCAGAACCAGCTGCAGCACTCTCGCTTTGGGCTGCTGCATCCTGACTGCTTTTCGCCGCAGTTTCACTGGCTTTGGCATTCGTTTCGCTGGTCTTCGCTGCCGTCTGGCTGGACTTTGCGTTAGTTTCACTCGTCTTCGCAGCTTTCTGGCTGTTAGCCGCAGCAGTTGCTGATCCAGCTGCTGAAGTCGCAGAACCGGCTGCCGCGCTCTCGCTTTGGGCTGCTGCAACCTGGCTGTTTTTTGCTGCAGTTTCACTGGCTTTAGCATTCGTTTCGCTGGTCTTCGCTGCCGTCTGGCTGGACTTTGCGTTGGTTTCGCTCGTCTTTGCGGCTGTCTCGCTATTTTTCGCGTTGGTTTCTGATTTTTTAGCTGCTGTTGCGGAGTTTGCCGATGCAGTCTGCGAGGCCGCTGCCGCCTGTGCGCTGTTATCCTGCATCAGTTCACCACCTGTTCAAACTCTGCGCTGAACTCAACACGCAGCATACTGACCCGCGACGACCATTTTGCGCAGGTCACCTTTATCTGCCGCCACTCATAAGGCGGCGTCCACAGAAAGGATTTCCAGCCCCCGTGCTCTTCCAGAAACGACTCCAGTACCGTGGCCTCCTCACGGGGGACAGAAAGCGTCACGCTGTACGTTTTCAGGTTGGCATTCAGCCCGGCAGGCGCTCGCTGGGAATGGCCATCACCAAAGCGCACCTTTCTTACAGAAGGGACCGAAGCCACATCCATACCGGGTTTCACTTTCCAGCGGAAGGTCTTCATCGTCCACCTCCGGAGAACAGGCCACCATCACGCATCTGTGTCTGAATTTCATCACGGGCACCCTTGCGGGCCATGTCATACACCGCCTTCAGAGCAGCCGGACCTATCTGCCCGTTCGTGCCGTCGTTGTTAATCACCACATGGTTATTCTGCTCAAACTTCCCGGACGCCTGCGACCGACTGTCCGCCATGCTGCCCGGTGTTCCTGCCAGTTCTGAATGGTACGGATACTCGCACCGAAAATGTCAGCCAGCTGCTTTTTGTTGACTTCCATTGTTCATTCCACGGCCCAAAACAGAGAAAGGAAACGACAGAGGCCCAAAAGTTCGTTTTCAGCACCTGTCGTTTCCTTTCTTTTCAGGGGGTATTTTAAATAAAAACATTAAGTTACGACGAAGAAGAACGGAAACGCCTTAAACCGGAAAATTTTCATAAATAGCGAAAACCCGCGAGGTCGCCGCCCCGTAACCTGTCGGATCGCCGGAAAGGACCCGAAAAATGATAATAATTATCATCTACATGTCACAACGTGCATCTACGCCATCAAACCACGTCAAATAATCAATTATGACGCAGGTATCGTATTAATTGATCTGCATCAACTTAACGTAAAAACAACTTCAGACAATACAAATCAGCGACACTGAATACAGGGCAACCTCATGTCAACGAAGAACAGAACCCGCAGAACAACAACCCGCAACATCCGCTTTCCTAACCAAATGATTGAACAAATTAACATCGCTCTTGTTCAAAAAGGGTCCGGGAATTTCTCAGCCTGGGTCATTGAAGCCTGCCGCCGGAGACTGTGCTCAGAAAAAAGAGTTTCGCCTGAAGCAAACAAAGAAAAGAGTGACATTACTGAATTGCTCAGAAAACAGGTTAGACCAGATTGAAGCAATCTAGATAATCGTGCAGACTACGCCCCCTCATATCACATGGAAGGTACTACAATGGCTCAGGTTGCCATTTTTAAACAAATATTCGATAAAGTGCGAAATAATTTAAACTATCACTGGTTTTATTCTGAACTAAAACGTCACAATGTCTCACATTACATTTACTATTTAGCCACAGAGAATATTCATCTTGTTCTTGAAAACGATAATACGGTTTTAATAAAAGGACAGGGTAAGGTTGTAAATGTAAGATTTTCAAAAAATAAATGCCTTATAGAAGCCACCTTAAAAGGATTCAAATCAGGAGAGTTATCATTTTACGAATACAGGAAAAATCTTGCTACAGCAGGGGTTTTCAGATGGATTACAAATATCCACGAAAACAAAAGGTATTACTATACCTTTGATAATTCATTACTCTTTACTGAGAACATTCAGAACACTACACAAATATTTCCGCACTAAATCATAACGTCCGGTTTCTTCCGTGCCAGAACCGGACTCGCTGGCATGATGAAATATGTGTACCCGGTAACCCCGGTGTGCATCGTTTTTGATTATTCCCGCACACTCGCGCAGAAGGAGTTCCCCGTCGGGCTACGGTCTCTGTTAATACGGGAACACGGCGACGATACAGCGCATGATGTGTCAGGCTTGAATACCTTTATCCTTTAAAAGGGATATCAGTTAAGTTATCCCGTGTAGGGTATAAGCCATTATCAAGCCCACCCGTAGATAGGCTTTGTAATGGCTACTTCGCTTTTGCTTCCGCTCGCTTACGCCGGCGCTCTTCTTTCCTCTCGGCTTTTGCCATGTCCATGAATGCCTGCATGATCGAGTTCCGCATCATGTAGCTAACAAAGTGATGATTGACACAGCCGTTGAGGCGCAGCTGCTCGCCAAACTCATCCACCGAGGCCAATGCTTCCATCATGCCCTTCTCGCCTTTCATGAACTCTGAGAAGTCGCGCCCCGCTCTGGAGGCGCATTCAATAACACGATCACTCATCCCGGAAGCCCGGGGATCGTAATCTGCAGCTGGTTAGCCAGGGAGTTAATCTCAGCGACCAACACTGGCTTCGTATAGCGCCATGCTGCCAGCCCTTGTCCGCAGAAGCTCGCCATGTCTTTCTTCTGGTCAAACTCATGACATTTCATGTTGAGCTGCGCACTTAAGCTGTTGCGATGCTGAAGTTCTCCGGTGAAGTAGTCATCGAGGACTTTATAGGCCGCGTACTTGAACCCGGGGTTTAACCAAGCCGCATAATCGTAAGCAACAAACTTCCCGCCATATGTTCCACCGTGTACACCGCGCTCAGTAAAAACCACAGATTCGTGGTTTTTCTCCAGCTCGGCTAAGAACTCTTTGGTCTGCTTGTTTCGCAGGTAGTGGTAAGGCGATTCAGATTCACTTTTACCACTGGCTTTCCACATATCAGTGAGGCAGATCATGCCATCTTCACCGATACGAATTGGTTGATTGAAGAGGGTTAATGATTTCATAGCGTGTACCTACTCTTTGAAATGAACCTTTGCCGCACAGGAAACCAGCCCACCGAGGCTCGCCAGCACTAACTGGTATCCTCAAAGGCCCATTCCAAAGGGGCAGGTTCGGTGTAAAAAACATGCGTTGCGGTACGCATTTATTGCAAAAAGCCCCGCATCGCGAGGCTCATTAAATGGACTTTGTGATTTGCAAAAAAATTAATTCAGGCATTGCGTCCTGATGTATTCCTGCAGGTAGTTAACCTGCGCGGTTATCTTGTCGATTCCACTTCGGAGACGGTAATAATTGAGTTCAGCATCTGCTGTAAGTCCTGGGCTTTCTCCATCGCCCATGCCGCTGGCTCCGGTCGTTGACTTTGCACAGGTGGCGGCGACTTGCAGGCGCTTACGCCCAGCAGAAACATCAGCACGGAGACTTTCGATAGTCGCGTTAGCATCAGCAAGCTCCTTTGTATATCTGGCATCGAGTTCTGCTACGTCACGTTGACGCTTCTGCATGTCAGCGATGATGTACGTGGCTTTATCGCGCTGTTCTTTATAGGTAATGGCGTTATCACGGTAATGATTAACAGCCCATGACAGACAGACGATGATGCAGATAACCAGAGCGGAGATAATCGCGGTTAACCTGCTCATTGCTGCCCCCACAAACAGACTTCACGCTCAATCTCACGGCGAGTCATCAGCCCTTTCCATTGCTTACCGCCAGCGTATGTCCAGCGACGTAGCTGGTCACATGCGCCTTTGATATCGCCCTGGTTGATTTTGCGAAGAAGCGTCGATGTTCTGAAATTGCCAGCACCCACGTTGTAGACGAACGAGTAAAGAGCGCCGCGCGTTGTTTCCGGTATATCGACTTTGATGTACGGGTTAATTTGTCTGGCGACAGTGGCAAGGTCTTTATTCAGGAGGGCTTTGCACTCTGCTTCGGTATACGTTTTACCGGGAATGATGTCTTTTCCTGTATGCCCGTAACATACAGTCCATACACCAACTATGTCTTTGTAAGGATTATGTCTCACACCTTCCAGACCATCGTTACCACTTGGGCCAGTGATTAACACAGATGCTATAGCAATAGCCCCGCCACCAATAGCAGCAGCAACAGCTTTTCGTAATGATGGAGGCATTATCCACCTCTCGCAGCCTTGCGCTTATCTTCTTTAATCTTGAAATAAAGGTTTGTCAGGTACGTCAGCAGGCCAAATACCAGGCTACCCAGCACTCCAATTGCCGCCCACTGTGAGGGCGTGACTTTATCTAGCAGCTGTAAAAACCAGTATCCGGCACTACCTGCTGAGGTGCCATAGGCGACACCCGTTGTTAACTTATCCATGGATTTCATAACCCCACCTCGCAGACAAAGCGGGTGTAAATTAAGGGGATACTACGTATCGCAATAAAGGCAGAAACGTAACAGATTCGGAGTCAGTGAATAACTCAGGTATTGGGTTATCAGCTAATATCGAGACTCAAAAAATGGAAAAACCCGCTCGACGGCGGGTTTAAGCTGTGTGACGAAGTAACCACTCTTAACAGCATAACCAATTTTTTACGTACGTAAACTACTAAATGATATTTGTGAGAATGCCACCGAGTGTTCAAAACACCACCACAAATACATAAGAAAACTTCAACAAATAACCAATGAATAATTTCCGATGTTATTTTTAGTTTGTTTAAATTAAGCTAAAGAATTATAGATCTCTTATAAATAAGTGCCATTAATATAAATTAGCTAATAGATTTATTTTCGTTCAAACAAGAGCCATGAATAGGATTAGATAGAAAAGGTTTAGATAAAAATAGAGATCTACTTCACAAATTAAATGAGAAACTAAAACTTACATCTTGAAATAATCGCATTGATTAGATGAATATTTATCGCGCAGTGACATCATTTTTTAATAATAGTTCAAAAAAAAGGGCGTACAATGAAAAAATTAACAGTGGCAATTTCTGCTGTAGCTGCATCAGTACTGATGGCGATGTCTGCTCAGGCAGCTGAAATTTATAATAAAGACAGTAACAAGCTGGATCTATACGGGAAAGTTAATGCCAAGCACTACTTCTCCTCTAATGATGCAGATGATGGTGATACTACTTATGCCCGTCTTGGCTTCAAAGGTGAAACCCAAATCAACGATCAACTGACTGGTTTCGGTCAGTGGGAATATGAATTCAAAGGCAACCGTGCTGAATCTCAAGGTTCTTCCAAAGACAAAACCCGTCTTGCATTTGCAGGCCTGAAATTTGGTGATTACGGCTCAATCGATTACGGCCGTAACTACGGTGTAGCATACGACATCGGTGCGTGGACTGACGTCCTGCCAGAATTCGGTGGTGATACCTGGACCCAAACAGATGTGTTCATGACTGGTCGCACTACTGGTGTTGCAACTTATCGTAACAACGACTTCTTTGGTCTGGTCGATGGCCTGAACTTTGCTGCTCAGTATCAGGGTAAAAATGACCGCACTGACGTAACTGAAGCCAATGGTGATGGTTTCGGTTTCTCCACTACTTATGAGTATGAAGGATTCGGCGTGGGTGCAACCTATGCTAAATCAGATCGCACTGACGGTCAGGTCGCCTATGGTAAGAGCAAATTCAATGCCTCCGGCAAAAATGCGGAAGTATGGGCTGCAGGCCTGAAATATGATGCGAACAATATCTATCTGGCTACCACATATTCTGAAACTCAGAATATGACCGTTTTTGGTAATAACCATATTGCAAACAAAGCACAAAACTTTGAAGCAGTAGCACAATATCAGTTTGACTTCGGTCTGCGTCCATCTGTTGCTTACCTTCAGTCAAAAGGTAAAGACCTTGGTGTTCATGGTGACCGAGACTTAGTCAAGTATGTCGATGTCGGTGCTACTTACTACTTTAATAAAAACATGTCCACTTTTGTTGATTACAAAATCAACTTAATTGACGATAGTAAGTTTACCAAAACAGCTGGTATTGATACCGACGACATCGTCGCTGTAGGTCTGGTTTATCAGTTCTAATCTGACTTACGAAAAAGATATGTTGCGGGAGGCTTTGCCTCCGCAACATATAAGTGGAGCCCTCAAGCCACTTCCTTTAGAAGCACTACCTTGCTTCTTACTATATAAACCTTCTGTTATATATTACCCTTTATTTTGGGGGCGTTTCCACGCCCCATTTTTAATAACTTTTAGTAAACAATTGCATATCAATTAGAATTATTAGCAACGATATCCATATCTAACCGGATATCTAATGCCATTAACATCCCTTCAATTATGCCCTCAGCCTTCTGTAACCTTTTCCCGATATAACCATCCGAGCAGCAATGCTTACTTGCCAGTGACATGAATGTCATACCACATACATAATAATCTACTAATAAATCGTGTAAATCGCTGTTGTTCTTTTTCAGACGGGCCATGCACCCGCAAATGATCATCGCGTCATCGTCACAACATTGCGGGCGAGATTTTACTTTTGAAGGAATTAATCCCTTAAAACCGGCGGCAATGGACGACCAGGTCACATCTTCATGATTATTAGCCGCCCACGCTCCCCAACGTTCAAGAACCATCTGAATATCACGCATTAACTTTCTCCACAAAATCAGGCCAGCACACCAATCGCCAGTGCGCGATCGATAAAACGAAATATCAGCTCCAGCTGGGAGCCATACTTCTCTTCAAATGCCACGGTATCCGCATGCAGCTCGTCGTGATGCTTTCTGCACAAAGGCAACACAAAAAGGTCATGCGCTTTTGTACCCATTCCCCCCTGACCGTGGCCTATCAGGTGGTGGGGATCATCAGCAGGTTTTCCACAACATGCGCACGGCTGCGTCTTAACCCAGCGCGTGTACTTTTCATTAACCCAGCGGTGACGTTTTGGGCGTAACATAAAAGACTCCGGCGACTCCGGATCCACTTTCAGCGCCAGCACCTTTTTCGCCTTATCCTGGATGATGCTGGTGGCAGGAACCGAAGGCACAAGGTCACTTTCCCGGGTAACAGACGGCACAACAGGCTTCGGTAATCTCAGTGCCTTACGGGCTGCACTTTCCGGTAAGGCATCCGCCAGATCATTACGAATCAGCCACCAGCACAGTTCCGGCATTGTCACAACATGACTGTCATCAAAACCGAGATCCCGACGCACAACAGACAACACCCAGCGGGCACAGTTATCCGTTGCCATTGATTCCAGCCGTTCCGTGAACTGATCGCGCAGCTGGTTATCGCAGTGCCAGCACAGACGGATTGCGCCCGGAGCGTGTCGCATTGTTGTCATGTTCTCGCTGTGCCAGTCGGAATGAGGCCACTGGCAGCCTTTTTCACGAAGTAACCAGCTTTCAAGACATTCCACGCCACCAGCACGACGGATCACTGCCTCATTGCGGAACACGGCCCGAACGGCAGGATCATCCGCCAGCGGTTGTGATGCCGCCGGAACGGCACCACTGGCGAAAGATGAATAACGTTCCGGCTCAGGCTCCAGCAGGACACGCCCCTGCATAAACAAGGGCATCAGCTCTGAACCTGGTCTGAACAATACGATCCCCATACGCGGGGCAATTTCAGGGGTCAGTAGTGCTCTCACGGTCACCTCAATGAACGGTATCGAGCAGCTTTAACAGCTCAGGGAATCGGGATTCGAAGAAATGCGGCTGCGTCTCGCGCGGATTTGCAGGACTGGTGATGTTCTTGCCGAACATGCAGCCTTTCGCGGTCAGCGACCAGAATTTTTTGATGTTGTTAATCGCGGTACGGCTGTATCGTTCGCGTTGTTCAACGATCCCCAGCTTCGCCATCTGGTGATATGCCTGATTAGCCGTCAGGCGGATACCATACTGCTTCAGCAGTGCACTCAGCGACAGCGTAGGGCGGCTTGAACCATCTGGCGCATCAGCAGGTGCATCAATGGCATAGATCGGCATAAGTTCAGGAAGACCAGCTACCTTTGATAATTTCTGGTATGCACCAAGTTTCGAGGAGTTTGACAGATTTAGAGTCTTTGCTGCTGATTCAAGCAGAATGACCCCGGATTTAATTTTGTCGGATGTGGTTTCTTCTGGTGATGAATTATGAAGCGCATCAAAAGTACGTATCACTTTTAAGCTGAATGCCGGGCTGATCCACATTGCATATGCATAGACCAGCTCTTTACAGACATACGTCCCACCATTGCGCCCCTGAATGGTGATGACAGGAATACTACGGGAATCTCCCGTAGTTTCTTCTTCCAATAATTCCACAAGAGCCTTCGTTTCAGGACGACGCATAAACTCGTGAACTTCCAGCGAACGGGAGGAGCGATTCTCACCAGCGGCAAGAAGAGCTGCTTTCTGAAGGTCGTTAAGACAGTAGTTAGATTCGAAGTACTGGCGCACAGAAACGCCATCAATTACAAGCAACTGATTCATTGGTTTCTCCACAAATTTTTATCCACGAGCGGGACTGCACTCCCTTTTCGTTGATGCAGGATGAACTTACTGCGATTTTTAATAGTTATCAAGGATACACTGTTCATAAATACAGTATCTTTAACGAGGTAATACCCAAATTTAGGGTGTTGCTCAATTCCGTTACCGAGTTGCTAATTTGCAACTCGCTTTTTCGTACTTACTGATAGTGATCTCGACCTTCCCCTCCGGGATAACCGGTCCCCACTCCACCAGCATTCTTTTCACCTGACTGTCGTCTTCCCACACACCCGCGTGGGTCAGGGCGTCAAACAGCGCCTTGTTATAGTTGTCCAGATCGCGGATCCGGTTATCCGGAGGAAACAACACGATCTCCACTGAAGCAGGTGCCGACGTTGGTTTCGGCAGACGACGTAACTGCTCAACTATTGCTGCACACGCCGCGCTCTGGAATTTTCGCCCCGCCGCGCTTATCAGGCTCTTACCAGCAAACGCCCCTTTGTTGGGGTGTCGCCAGTACGTGTTCACGCTGGGCGGAAAAGGTAGGATCAGCTTCATACTTTCAGGCCCCTCTCATGTAACCAGTGGGCTGCACGCAGCCTGGCGTTTTCCTCACCGGCAAGCAGTGAGCGGATAATCCCGACCGCCTCGCTGTCGTCGTCCTTCACCACGGTATGAAGCGTGATCCCCCGGGCCACACCACGCTTTATCGTGATGACGCCTTTTTTCTCCAGTGCGCGAAGATGCTCCACCGCTGCATTCACTGAACGGTATCCCAGCATGGTTGCCACCTCCTGATTGGTTGGCGGGAAGCCACGTTCTTTCTGATAAGAAATCAGCATATCCAGCACCTGCTGCTGGCATTGAGTTAACGTCGTCATGCCGCCATCTCCCTGACCAGTTTTTCCGCCTGCTGGCGAACCTGCGCCAGAAACGCCTCACCACATGCCTCAAGTTCATCGCGCCCGATGTAGCTGATTGCCGGTCCCTTCCAGGTCTTGTCGAAAACAGCAATAGCACCAGCGAAGAAAGCGCCTGTCGGCACCTGCTTCTCATCTTTCGGGATAAACCAGGCAGGCAGTTCAAAACCAATACGCCCGCGAATAAAAGCAATATGATCTGCATCTTCCGGCCACCACACTTCGCTGGTGGCAGCTTTGATCAGGAAAACATAGCGCCCACCTTTATCACGCATGGCACTGGCATGCTTCATGATGTAACGCATGCCTGTGATGTATTGCCCCTCATGCTGACTGGCGCGGCTGTATGGGGGATTACCAAAGGCAGCACCTTTAAGCTCCGCAAGACGTTCTGACCAGTCATGCGCCAGCGCGTTGTCTTCCGCCGTGTAATACGCAGCACATTTGGTGTTATCACCGTCAGTGAACAGATCCAGAACAAACGGGCCAAACAGGGTGTTAATTCCCCAGAAAATGTTGTCCGGCGTGCGCCACTGATCGCCCACTTCCTTCAGTTCATGGGCTGGTTTGTTCCGCAGTTCCACCAGCGCCTGGCAATATTTATTACTCATTAAGCCCCCACGTAATTCCCTGACAGATACCACTCTTCACCCGATGCAGCGCGCTTGCTGCTTTTCCGTAAACACCGCTCACGACGCGCCAGAAAATTGTTTCGTTCTGGTTGGGAGTGGCTTTCACGGAATGCCGCCATCCACACGGTTGCAGCACGACGGTATAAGCCCCTGGACTCCAGTTCTTCAGCCTGGCGGGTCAGGCACAAAATTACCCGTGGATCGTTAGTGCCGACATAGAAATTGCGCGCAGGTCTGGTTTCACGAACTGGTTGTGGTTCCGGCTCCTGCGCTCTCTCAGTCAGGCGCGGGAAATGTCTGCGTGTATCCCCTTCACAACGGTGAGCCACACGCCCACTCTGACGTAACTTGCTTGCTGACTGCAGAACGCGCTGCCGTGAGTAGCCTGCAAAAGCATCCGCAATGTCTCCGGAAGTACACCCCGGATGGGCTTCAATGAATTTCTGAACTTCATTCAAAAGACTCATGATTACCCCCTGAATCCTGCCGGGATCTGGCTGTAGTCCACGTTGTCGTAACTGGCTTTGAAGTACGCGTCTTCGCGTTTTTCGGTGTACGTGCTTACGGACGGCGATAAGCGCAGGGAAAGCTCATCCCATTTTTCCCGCAGCTTCGACGGGCTGAGCACGTTACGGCACCAGAACGGATCGCGGCTGACGCGGCTGTACATCTCGCAGATTTGTTTGTGAGTACGACCATCCTGCACACACATCAGGCGAATTTCGTTTGCCCAGGCTGTCCAGTTCGGTTCTTTGGGACGAACCACCTCGCCGTCACATTCGGCAGCCTGCTCGTACAGGGCGATGATTTTTTTCCAGAGCCACTGTGCGCAGGTCAAATCATCCTGCGTCCCCCACTGGCGCTTTTTAGGGCTGAATACAACCGCATCAGGATGGCGAGTTAAAAAATCCTGTTCAGCCGTCTGCGTGTCCGGTTGCGAAGCGTCCGGACGAGAAGGTTTTTTATCTGACGGATCATGTTTTGATTTTACTGACGGATCCCCGCCAGATTCTGACGGGTGAAAACCCGCTTTTTTGCCAGATTTCGACGCATCAAATTTTGACGGGTCAGATTTTGATGCGTCAGATTTTGACGGGTCAGAATCTGACAGTTGAGAAAATGCCGCAGCCTGAAGCTTCGCAACGTTAAGCTGATAAACATTCGACGCATTGCGGTTACGGGATGTTTATGGAACGTTTTAACGAGTTATCGGAGTTACGCAAATGCGCATGAATGTTTTCGAAATGGAAGGGTTTCTTCGCGGGAAATGTGTACCGCGAGATCTGAAAGTGAATGAAACAAATGCTGAGTACCTGTTACGTAAATTCGACGCGCTTGAAGCTAAATGTGCGGCACTGGAAAACAAAATAATACCAGTGTCAGCTGAACTGCCACCAGCAAATGAAAGTGTTCTGTTATTTGATGCTAATGGAGAAGGCTGGCTGATTGGCTGGCGTTCTCTCTGGTACACCTGGGGACAAAAAGAAACCGGAGAATGGCAGTGGACATTTCAGGTCGGGGACCTTGAAAACTTCAATATCACTCACTGGGCAGTAATGCCAAAAGCACCGGAGGCTGGAGCATAATGACCACATTTACCAATAAAGAACTGATTAAAGAAATCAAAGAACGAATCAGCAGCCTAGAGGTTCGAGACGATATTGAGCGCCGTGCTTATGAAATCGCACTCGTATCTCTGGAAGTAGAGCCAGATGAACGCGAAGCCTATGAATTATTCATGGAAAAGCGTTTCGGTGACTTAGTAGATCGTCGGAGAGTAAAAAACGGCGATAACGAATACATGGCATGGGATATGACTCTCGGTTGGATCGTCTGGCAGCAACGAGCTGGTATCCATTTTTCAACAATGACACAGCAAGAGGTGAAATAATGGAGCCATACAGCCTCACACTCGATGAGGCCTGTCAGTTTCTTAAGATATCCAGACCAACCGCCACCAACTGGATACGAACAGGCCGCCTACAGGCAACACGTAAAGATCCAACCAAGCCAAAATCTCCTTACCTCACAACACGGCAAGCTTGCATTGCGGCGCTTCAGTCTCCGCTGCATACTGTCCAGGTGAGCGCGGGTGATGGCATAACAGAGGAAAGAAAATGTCACTCTTCCGCAGAAATGAAATATGGTATGCCTCGTATTCGCTCCCGGGCGGGAAACGAATTAAGGAATCTCTTGGCACAAAGGACAAGCGGCAAGCTCAGGAGTTGCACGACAAGCGAAAAGCAGAACTCTGGCGAGTAGAAAAGCTAGGGGATTTACCTGATGTCACTTTTGAAGAGGCCTGCCTAAGATGGCTTGAGGAAAAAGCTGATAAAAAATCTCTCGATTCAGATAAAAGCCGGATTGAGTTCTGGCTTGAACATTTTGAGGGTATAAGGCTTAAAGATATCTCGGAGGCAAAGATTTACTCTGCTGTAAGCAGAATGCATAACAGAAAGACGAAAGAAATATGGAAACAGAAAGTTCAGGCCGCCATCAGGAAAGGTAAAGAACCGCCTGTTTATGAACCAAAGCCAGTATCAACTCAGACAAAGGCAAAGCATCTTGCCATGATAAAGGCCATTCTCCGTGCTGCAGAACGCGACTGGAAGTGGCTGGAAAAAGCGCCTGTCATCAAGATACCAGCGGTCAGAAACAAGCGAGTCAGATGGCTGGAAAAGGAGGAAGCAAAACGCCTTATTGATGAGTGCCCCGAACCACTGAAATCTGTCGTCAAGTTTGCGCTGGCAACTGGTCTGAGAAAGTCGAACATCATAAATCTGGAATGGCAACAAATCGACATGCAGCGACGAGTTGCCTGGGTGAATCCAGAAGAGAGCAAATCAAACCGCGCCATTGGTGTGGCGCTGAACGATACCGCCTGTAAAGTGTTGCGTGATCAAATAGGCAAGCATCACAAATGGGTGTTTGTACATACCAAGGCGGCTAAGCGAGCAGATGGAACATCAACGCCTGCGGTCAGGAAGATGCGCATCGACAGCAAGACATCATGGCTATCAGCTTGTCGTCGTGCAGGAATTGAAGATTTCCGTTTCCATGACCTCAGACACACCTGGGCAAGCTGGCTGATCCAGTCAGGCGTCCCATTATCTGTGCTTCAGGAAATGGGCGGATGGGAGTCCATAGAAATGGTTCGTAGGTATGCTCACCTTGCGCCTAATCATTTGACAGAGCATGCAAGGAAAATAGACGACATTTTTGGTGATAATGTCCCAAATATGTCCCACTGTGGAATTATGGAGGATATAAAGAAGGCGTAA